GGGTTACCGCCAGCCCCCGCGCCGGCGATTGCGAAGGCACCGGAGCCGCCATCGGCCCAGATCCGGTCCGCACCGGAAGCGCCACAGGTGAAGCCGATGGCACCGCCGACCGCGCCGCGGCTGCAACCGATGGTCGACGACTACATCCGCCAGCAGGCTACTATCGCCAACGATCCGCGGCTGTCCGACACCACGCGGGCGATGGCGCTAAAACAGATCGAGAAGCGGCAGGGCCAGATCAAGGCGGTCAACGACCAGACGCTGACCGAGTACAACGATTACCGGAAGCGGTACGAGGATCAGCAGACCCCGGCCACGGTCTACGGCAACGAGAAACTGCGCCGTGAACTCGAGGGCGAGGGCGCAGTTCCGTTGACGGCCGACCAGCGCAAGCAGTTCGCCATTCCGGAAAGCCAGCCAGCATGGCTGACCCGTCGCGGTGAGATCAAGCTTGGGCCGGTTGGCACCAAGGTCGAGGTCAATACCGGCGACAAGGCACAGAGCAAGGGCGACGAGAAGCTGCAAGAGAAGCTGTCCGAGAGCTTCATCAAGACATTCGAGGAGGGCAACACCGCCGGCGACGAGATCAAGCAGCTGGCCGAGATGCGGGCGTTGGCAACGCGGGTCGGCACTGGGCCGGGCACCGTCATGAAGCAATACCTCGGCCAGTGGGGCATCAAGACCGAAGGCTTGAGCGAGATCCAAGCCCTCAGTGCCGGTATCAGCCGGTTGATCCCGGCGCAACGCGTGCCGGGCAGCGGCACGTCGTCTGATTTCGATGGCGGGCTGTTCAAAGACAGCGTGGTCGCGCTCAGCAAGACCCCGGAAGGCAACAACCTGATTTTCGACACGATGGACGGCCTCGCCAAGAACAAGCTAGCAAGGGCGGACGTCGCCGGCCGGGTGATTTCCGGCGAAATCACCCGGTCGGATGGCGTCAAGGAAATGCTGGGCCTTCAGCGTGAGGCCAAGGATCTGTCCGACAGGGTCAAGACGCATCTGGAAAGCACCGGCGAACTGAAAACGGTTAAGCCGGCGGTGCCGCAGCAAGTGCAGGATGACCAGGCCAGGGAGTGGCTGAAGAACAACCCCAACCATCCGAGAGCCGGCGCGGTTCGCCAGAAGCTGGGGATGTGATGGCCGACAAACCGTTCGATCCCGACGAGTATCTGGCGAGCAAGACGTTCGATCCCGACGCTTATCTGCGTGAGGAAGCCCCCGCGCCGCAAGTGCCGCCCGAAGTGCTGGCCGATCCAAACGCGGTGGCGGCGCTGCGGTTGGCGCGCGGCGTCAAAAGCTCGCGCAAGGTCAGCGGGGCTGACAGTACGATCAGAGCGCTCGAGAACCGCGCCGAAGCGGGCGCGTTCGGTGCCGGCAATGCCGCGACCTTCGGCATGATGAACCGAGGGTTCGGACTAGCTGATGACATCCGCACTGGCGCGCCTTGGGGCACTGGCACCGATAAAATGGTCGCCCGCGAAGCAGAGGTTCAAAAGCAATATCCCGGCTACCATCTTGCCGGCAGCGTGCTCGGCGGCGTCGGAACCGGCGTCGGCCTGGCGCGAGGTGGCATCGGCATTTCCCGCGAAGGGCTCGGCCTAGCGGGCCGCGTCGGGGCCGGCGCGGCCGAGGGCGCGGCGTTTGGCGCGGCCAGCGGTGCCGGCCAGACCTACAGCGGCAATCTCCCCGACTACATCAAGAACGCAGCGGTCGGCGGCGCGTTCGGCACGGTCGGGGGCGCAGTTGGTGAAGGCGTCGGCGCGGCGGCCGGTAATATCTACAACCGGGTGCGCGACGCCCGTAGCGCAGCGTTTCCCGAGCCGGTGATCCGTGGTGCGCGGGCCGATGTGGAAGGCCTCGAGAACCTTCCGAGGCTTGGCCCTGACGCGATGCTGCCGGATGCGGGGCCGTCGATGCAGGCGACCGCGCAGCAGGCCGCGCTGGGTATCGGGCCGAACCGCACTTCGATCGTCAATGCGCTGATGGAGCGCGACCTTGGAACGGTGCCACGGTTGCGCGCCGACACCGAAGCCGCGATTGGGCCTGCGCCGCGGGTCAGTGCAGTCGAGGAAGGCATCGACGCCGGCCGGCGGCAGATCAACACCGAATATAAGCCGGTGCTCGAGGGCCGCGTGTTGGATCCTAGCGAAGCCAATCGGGTGATGGCGCAACTCAACCATCTCGAGCAGTCGCGCCGTGTGGATCTCGGTGCCGTCCGCGAAAGCCTAGTGCTGCCGGGGTCTAACGGCCTGCCGGATCTGTCGCCACAGGCTTGGCTGCAAGCCCGACATCGGCTCGACAGCATGATCGAGGCCGCCAACAGCCCGGTACAGCCCGATCGCTACCGCGCAATGGTGCTGGGCGATGTTCGCCGCATGATCGATGACGAACTGGCCGCGGTCGCGCCAGGCGTCAAAGCGGTCGATGCCAAGTTCGCTGCCAACCGCGCTGAGTTGGACGCATTACAGACCGGCCGCAACGTGCTCGACACCGGCAAGCAGGCGGTGCACCCGGAAGATCTGCGCGACTTGCTGCAAACCCAAGCCGCGCCGCAGGGCCTAGCGCCAGCAGGCCCACCTGCCGCTAACCTTCGCTTGCGCCAGGGCGCGCGAGCCGAGATCGATCGCCGTGTCGGCACCAAGGCCAATGACTTGGTCGAGCTCGAGCGCACGATGGGCACGCCGCAGGACTGGAACGCGCAGAAGCTGAACCAGATCTTCGGTCCCGAGGCGGCGCAGGCGGTGCGCGACAGCGTCGCCCGCAACCGCCAGTTCCGCGAAACCTATCAGCGCATTGCACAGGGATCCGACACCGCGCAGCGCCAGGCCGCAGCTAAGACTGCCGATGTCTCCGCGCAGCAGATGCCGATCCGCAACCTGGCCGGCACCGCCGAGCAATTGGGTCGCATGGGACTGGCCCAGGTCATGGAAGCGCGCAAGCAGGCGCAACGCGAGGCGATTGCAACATTGATGGCAACGCGCGATCCGGCCGAGGTGGCACGGCTGCGCGCGGCGCTGTTGGCGCATATCCGCGCCGGCGCGCCTGGCGCTGCGCGTGCCGCGCAGACCGGCCGTGGCGTGCTTCAAGGTGTCGGCATGGGTATCGGCCCGGCCGCAGACGATTATTTGCAATGGTGAGGTAGAACAATGCCCCGTGACGGATCCGGAGTTTACACCAAGCCTTATCCGAGCGTGGTGAGCGGCACGACAATCGAAAGCCTGGTCTACAACGGCCAGGTCGATGACGTGACGCTCGACCTCAACACGCCGCGGCCGGTAGTGGCTGGCGGCACCGGCGCGAATAACGCCGCGGGCGGGCTGTTCAATCTCGGCGGTGAAAAGGCAACGCAGGTCGTTACCAGTTACGACAGTCACGTCTGGGTGCCGGGTAGTTTCCGGTCCGCCGCCGGTGCCATCGGCGCGCCGAACGCCACCGCAGTATTCTCCGGTGTTTGCTACATCCACGAAGCCATCGCCAACCCGCCGACCAACCAAAACGTCACGGTCGAAGCGCGCGATGTCAGTGACGGCGTGCTCTACATCCGCACCAAGACGGCGGGGACGTGGTCGGCGTGGAAGACTGAGCGCGCCAACATCTACGCCGCGCCGCTCGACGCGCTGGCGTATAGCGGGATGCAGATCAACGGGTCGTTCGAGGTCAACCAGCAAGCGGGGCATCTCGTCAACACGACGGCCAGCGGCAGCTACATCTGCGATGGTTTTGTTGTCTACAAAAACGGGACGATGGCGTTTGCCGCCGGGACGACGATCACCACGCCGATCACCGTGGGCATTCCGGGCGGACTGTACGCCGCCACTACGACGGCGCAGACAACCATCGGTGGCGGCGATTACCTTGTTATCAACCATCCAATCGAGGGCTATCGTATTTCACGACTGGCGTGGGGCACGTCAAGCGCACAGCCGATCACCATCGGGTTCTGGTCGCAGCACTTTCGGACGGGGGTCTATACGGTCGGCATCGGCAATACCGCAGGTAACCGGAGTTACCTCGCGACCTACACGCATAACGCGTCCAATGTCGTGCAGTATAACACCATTACGATCCCCGGCTGCGTCGATGGTGTCTGGAACAAGGACAATGCTTCAGGGATCATCGTCCAGTTCGTGATCGCCAGCGGCATCGTCGCGCCAGCGGCCAATACGTGGTTTTCGGCAGGTTATCAGGCCGCGCCGGGGCAGACCAACGGCGTCGCCTCGACCTCCGACGTATTCCGCATCACCGGCGTCGTCGTCCTGCCCGGCATCGAGGCCCCGACGGCGGCGCAGTCGCCGCTGATCATGCGGCCGTATGATCAGGAGCTGGTGACGTGCCAGAGGTACTATGAGAAGGCTCCGGCCGTCGTGCGCGCTACAGGTCAATTATATCTAGTTGCACCATGGAAAGTATCAAAACGGGCGACGCCTACACTTACCGTGGTTTTTGAGAGTGGCACTGGCGCTACTTTCGTGCCCGTCCCCGCAGTGCCAGCAACTGGCAATAACGTCTCTGCGGTTTACCAAACTACACTTCATAGTGGCGACGCCGTTGCGTCTATTACAGGCGATGCGAGGCTCTAATGGCAGACTATCAACTTACCGCAAGCGAAGAACCCTGCGCCGTCATCCGATCTGAGGACGGCGCGTGCATCCCACCCGACATGGCGAACCGCGACTATAACGGCGACGATTTCAGTCCCGGCTACGTGCAGTGGAAGGAAGCCGGCGGCGTACCAGACGCCTACATCGAGCCGGAAACGCCACCGCCACAAGCAACCGAGGGGCAGCAGATCCTCTACGAGCACGAAAACCGCATCCGCACGCTCGAGGGCCAGCCGCCGCTGTCGATCGCGGATTTTATCGCAAAAGCAAAACCGGGATGATGACCCTGACCGAAACCGTGACGGAGCGGCAGATGACCAATACCGATCAAAATCTGCCGCCGCGCCGTGAGCTGCCAGTCAGTACGGTGCAGCTCGCCGCGATCACCAGCGATGCGGTGATTTCAGGTTTGGGTAAGTCGCCCTACCTTCTGGGGCTGATCATCTTAACGGCAATCGGCGTCGGCGCGGCGATCTACTTCCTTCAGATTTTGATTACCGGGCAGTCAACGCACTTGAATAATTTGTTGCAACAGCAGACCAAGCAGCAGAGCGAACTGCTGGCGATGCACAAGGCTGAATTTGAGGCGCTGCTGGAAATGTCCAACCGACTGACGGCGGTGCCGCCGCAGTCGACGTTCGTGCCAAACTCGCCGATCCTGACGCAGCCCCCGCAACCTCCGAGGAGGTAGCCATGAACGCGCATCTGAAGCTGACGAAAGCCGGCGCAAATCTGGTTCATCACTTTGAAGGTTGCCTCAAAAAACAGGGTGACCATTATGTCGCCTACAAATGCCCCGCTGGCGTGCTGACGATCGGTCACGGCCACACTAACCACCACGGACGGAAATTTGACGCAACTTCTCGATGGACCCGCGAGGAATGCGATGCCGCATTTTTTGAAGATATGGAAGGCTTTGAAGCGGCTGTACGAAGATTGGTACGGGTGCCTCTCACTGACTATCAGTTTGATGCGTTGGTGTCGTTCACATACAATTGCGGAGAGGGTAACCTTGCGAAATCAACTCTCCTCAAGAGGGTTAATGCCGGGGACCACGCCGGAGCCGCCAAGGAATTCCACAAATGGAATAAAGGCGGAGGAAAAGTCCTCGCCGGACTGACGCGCCGCCGCGCTAGCGAAAGCCTGCTTTATCAAGGTATCCCCGACCTCGACTACGACGGCAAGGCCGATCCTAAACCACCCAAGCACCCGATGCCGCAGGCGGTCGACAGCCCGGAGGACGCAGCATGATTGGCACCTTGATATCGGTCATTCTGCTGTTGATCGTGCTGGGCGTCATTCTCTGGGCGGTTGAGCAGCTGCTGCCGATGGTCCCGATGCCAGAACCGTTTGCCCGTATCATTCGAGTGCTGATCATCGTCATTGTCGTGCTGGTCGTCGTTTACATCATCGCCGGCTTGCTGGGGGCGGTGGCGCCGCTAAGGTTTTAGGGGAGGCTAACCCATGTCGATGCCGTCTTACTGGTACGGCGCGGGACCTGACTTCTCAGGTCTCAACAACGCCTATGCTTCGCAGGGCCAGACTAACGCCTATCTCAACAACCAAGCCAACACGCTGGCGCAAGCCAACGCCTACAACCCATGGGCCAACACGCCGGGCGGCTTCGGTGGTCAGACAGCTTATTATGCGGGCCTCGGCGCGGCTTACGGCCGGGCCGTGGGACCAAGCCAGCCATCGGTTTTCGACACCGGGGCCGCGCCTTACCAGGACTATGGCAACCCCAGCTTAGGCGCTGGGCAGCCGAACTACTTCAGCGGATCCACGCCGATCAGCTCGCCTGTCGGGCCTGCGAACGACCCAGCGTCGATGGCATATTACCAGCACAACCCGGATGTCGCCGCGGCCGGGGTGAACGCTTATGACCACTGGAAAAACTTCGGCCAGAACGAGGGCCGCCAATCCTTTGGCGTGGAGAATGTCGGCGCTGGGCGAGGGATGGACTGGAACAGCTATTTTAACACAGTCACCAGCGGCGGCGGGGAGGGGCCAGAAGCGGAGTATCTGCTAGCTAATCCTGATGTAGCGGCGGCGGCCCAGCGGGCCGGCGGCGACGTCAACGCCTTCGCGGCCAAGCATTACCAAGACTATGGTAAGAACGAGGGTCGTAAATTCTTCGACGCCAACGCCTACTACCAGCAGAACCCGGATGTGTGGGAGGCGGGCGCAAACCCGTTTCAGCACTATAATCAGTATGGCCGCAACGAAGGCCGTGCCGCACCCATGACTTCGTTCGACGCCCGCTGGTATGGCGAGCAGAACCCCGACGTTGTTGCTGCCGGCATGGATCCTGCGGCGCACTGGTTTCAGTTCGGCCAGAAAGAGGGGCGTTTTGGCGCAAACCCACTGGCAACGCAACGCCAAAGCTACGCAGAGACCGCCCGCCAAGATCCGAATTTGATGTTCAAGCTGGCTGCGAAAGCGATGCAGGAAGACCAGAACAGTTCAGAAGGCCGCACGGCTGTCGTGGAAGCGATGCTGAACCGATTGAACGCGACCCAACAAGACCCACTGAACCCGAAATATTACCCGACGAATAAAGAGGCATACAACGCCGAGATAGAGCAGAGACTGCGGAATAACCCCGCCCTGCTTCAGCAGGTAACAGGGGACATAGAACGGGCGTTCGGCGGTTCGAACCTAGCGAAATATGGCACTAACTGGTCAAGTGGTGATACATGGCTGAACGAGAAAAAATACGTCACCCCCACGCAGGCCATGGGGGCCAACCAGTTTTACATCAAGGACCTCAATGTTCCCGACGCTAGCGGCAACTCATGGGCGGGTGCCGGTAACGTCGCTAAAAACAAACTATGGTTTAACAGCGTGACCGGCGCCCTTCCATACTAGCAAGGAACTATTTCGCACACTCTATTTCCTCCTTTATGAGGGGGTCGGCGTCGACCTCTTCAGGTGGCACAAGGACAGGCTGCGGCTGCTGCCGGCGCTGCCAACATGCGCCAGTAAACTTAGCGATGCTGGCGTAACCAATGTCTGGTTGATCGGGGATCAAACCCCCACACTGTTTCCGAAATACGCGCCATCGCGCCAGGCATTCGCGGCGGGTGTCGAATGCATGGTTCAGATGCATTGTTGTTGTACCGTTAAAGGTACCGCGATTACTCAGTCCGTAGATGGTGACTTCCAGAAACCATTTCTGCGCTGGGGCGGCCAAGGCGGGCGTCGCCAGCACCAGCAGCGCCACGGCTGCGATCAGGGGTTTCATGATCTAGTTCTCTGTGCCATATTAACTCCGCTTCGTTGTGTGTGTATGTGTGTGCGAAACGCCCGGCTCGTCCCCCAGACCCCCGCCGGGCGTTTTTGCATCTAGCTCGCCGCGCGGGCGATCGATATCAGCAGATCGCGAAACGCTGCCGGCGTGGCAGATCTTTCCGCTTTTGGTAATTGAGGACGTTTCCGATCGAACCAACCAATTTGAAACTTACCGGGCACCCTGCGCCACTCCAGAACAGGCGGCATTATCTTCCCACGGTATAAAAGCCATGTCTTCTTACGAGCACGATGGCCATAACTGGACTGCCAGACTTCGGTTACCCAATCGCCATCGATCGTGCGCTGCCAACTACCGGAAACCGGCTCTGGGATGCCGTGTAATTTAAAGGCTCTAGTTTCTGCGGGATGCTCGAGCACGCCGCCATAAGCGCGAACGGAGGCAAGAGCAGCGGCAAAGCAACCGCCGTCCTCGTTGATAGCGTATCCCCACCGTTTATTATTTACCGCGGAAAGCTGGTGCCACCGATCGCATGGCGGGTGGGCTACGACCGGATGCGGTCCCGCGTAAAGACGGGCATCGCGGGTGATGTCCCATAAGTCGATGTCTGGTAAGCCGGAATAAATACCGGCAGTTTCAACATATAAAGCGGCCACACGCATCACGCATTGCCTACAGTCGGCAGCATTTGGTCGCAATAGGTCCGCAGTTCCCGGCTGATGGTCGACATGTATTCCATCTGGCCCGGCGTCGGCATGCCTTTGCACTGCCTGGCATTGTCGGTGATGGTCGAGAACACGAACGTCGCGCCGGCAAAGAACGTCTCGCGCATGTCGTCAAACTGGTCCTTGGGCATGCCTTCCGGCGCGTAGCGGTAGCAGTAGGCGACCCACGCCGCCTCGACCGGCTGGCCGGCCTCGATGTATTCCTCCATCAGTTCCCGAACCCGCGCCTTTTTGGTGCTGCGATCTACTCTCATTGTCCCGGCTCCATCTTGGCTTTTTCGCGCTGCTTCCAGATCGACAAGGCCTTGCGGGCCTTGTCTCTGGTCTGGATGTTGGTCTGGACGACGGTTTCATTGTTGTTGCTGTCCCAACGCACGACCTCGTAGCAGCCGTTCGCCACGTCCCTCCAGATCGAGTATCGAACTCCGTCGCGGGCCATCATCGTGGCGGCCTCATGGAGTGCAGCGCCGCCAAGTAGATCATCAGCACTAGGCCGATGGTAACCACGCTTACCAAAAACGTCAGGGCGAGGTCGTGCATCAGCGTGCCTCCCCGTAAGCGTAGGCGGCAGCGCTGTAAGCGGCGGCTTCGTGCGGACAGGCGTCGAGCGGCTTAACCGCCTTCACCGCGTCGTTAATGGCCTCGACCAGACGCTTGGTCAGGCCTTCGTCCTCAAAGAAGAACGTCAACTCGGTCGCGCCGTAGCGGCTTCCCAGTCGCAGGATCATCGGCTTGCCGAATGAGGCGTGGTCGATCGCCTCAATGCTGGTGATCAGGTGGAACGAGATGTTAGTAGTCGGGATGGCCATATTTACTCCGCTTGGTTGTGTGTATCGTCACTGTAAATAGCAAATGGGCCATTGACAACTGAAATCTTTGGAGCATAAGTTTGTCCCCATGAAAAAACTCCATCCCAACATTGTCCAGTTGCTGGCCGACATCGAGGCGTACCGCGCGCTGTCCGGCGAGGACCGCACCGCGTTCGGCCTCGGGGCCGTGAACGACGGGAACTTCATCTCCCGCGTCGAGCACGGCCGGCAGCCGTCGTTTTCGACCATCGATCGAGTGTATCGCTACATCGAGGTCCGCACCAAGGCTGTCCACAGGAAAGCCGCACGCCGATGAAGGGCGGTGGACATCGTGAGACGTGGACGCTGGCAATGCTGGTGCGGCTGCGTGAGCACCACGCCACCAACCTGACGTTCGGCCAGATTGCCAACAAGCTGAACGCCGAGTTCGGCACCGTCGTCACCCGCAACGCCTGCATTGGAAAGGGGCGGCGTCTGGGCCTGCCCCAGAGAGAGAAGCCCGCCATGCTGACCGCCGAGCAACGCCAAGCACAGACCCGCATCGAGCGCCGCCGCCGCAAGGCCGAGAAGCGGATTGCGCCGCCGCCGACCTACGTTCCATTACCGGATCCACCGCGGCCGCCGCCGGATGCGCTGACGATCTACGACCTTCAGCACAATGACTGCCGCTGGCCGGTGCATGGCGAGAAAACTGAAATGCTGTACTGCGGCCGGCAGCGGGTTAGGGGTTCCTACTGCTTCAAGCACGCGCGGATTGCCACCGATCGATCGGGTCGGGCATCGGAGCAGGACAAATGAGCATAGCCAAGACAACGCGGCCTCACTTACTCACACGCGAAGCCGCCGCCGCCCGCATCGAGGCGCTGGAGGCGGAGCTTTC